ACGGCGGCGGCCGCCGTTCTGGAAGTAGATCGACAGATTGTCCAGGCGGGTAATCAACATGGCATTGGCCGGGAAGGACGGCACGCGCATCGCCGGCAGGCCGCCGATACGCTTCTGGCTGATGATGATGTCTGCGGCCAGGGTCTCGGTCGGGGCCTTGTCCTTGTTAATCAGCGGGAAATACTTGTCGTGCAACAGTTCACGGCCGACGATGACCACCAGGCCGGTATCGTCCTGATACCACGGATCCAGATTGGTCACCGCGTCATACACGGCAGCATCGAGGTTTGCGTAGTCCGCACCGGCGCCACTGCCGATGACCACCTTGCCTGGCAGGTCCTGACCGACCAGGCCCATGACGCGCTGCGGCGAGTTCTCGCGGATCTGTTGCAACCAGCCCTTGTTCACGTCCTGCAGCAGCGGATACTGCGTCAGATTGGTATCGGCCGCGACCTTCACGCCGTTGAAACCGATCATGATGCGGTCCAGCGCCTGGCGCTTCAGGATCGCATTGGCCACGCGGGTCTGGAAGTCTTGGAACTTGGCCCAGGCATCCAGCTTGGCGTAGGTGATGTGCGTGTCGAAATTGGTCTTCTCGCAGCGATAGCGGGTGTTCGTCATGGCCGACGCATCGCGGGTGCTGCGGCGCTTGTCGCCGCGCGTATCGGTGCGGCTGGCGATGGGTCCGGACACGCCCAGGCCGATTTTCTCGCCTTCCAGCTCATCGACGCCGATGATGTTGATGCTGCCCAGGAATTCGGACGATTCCTGCATCTTGTCTTCGAGCTTCTGCTGCACGCTCGGGTCCACCGAGAAGGTGGAGTGGACGGCGCCGCCGGCGACATCGTTGAGCGTGGCCAGGCGCGAAGTGTAGGCGTTGTAGGCGGCGCGGGTCTGATTCTTCATATGTTCTGCTCCAGTGAAATGCGGGTATGGTTTGCTTCGTCGGCCGACGGCTTAGAACTCGGTCTGCACGGTGCCGCTGTTGCCACCACCGGTGGCCGGGGGGCGCTGCAGGTTGCTCTTGTCGGTCAGGTTGATGGTCTGGCGGAATTGCTCGGCAGCGGTCGATTCGTCGCCTACGCGCTTTTCCAGCTTCTCCAGGCGGGCCACAGCTTCGGCCACATCCTTGCCTGCCTGCGCGGCGGATTGTGCGAACTCGCCGACCTTCTCGGCCACGGCGGTCATGGCGGCAACCACGTCGGCATGCTGTGCATCGGCCTTTTTCTCGCCACCACCGATGCGGCTGAACAGTTGCTTGATGGTCTCGGCCACGCTCGGGCCGTCTTCCTCGAATTCGAGCTTGGCCTCGATAGCTTCAGAGAACAGGTTCTCCGGCTTCAGCTTGCGCGGCGTGAAAGGGGATGCTTTCGGATTGGTGGCCGAGAACTGCAGAATCTCGGTGCCCAGGCTGGCGGGGCTGTCGGTCACGGCCAGGCCGACCAGATAGGAGCTGCCGGTATCAGCGAATTTGTCGGCCAGCTCGATGCTGGTGAAAATCTTTTGGCGGTCCTTGTTCATCGCGATCAGCGCGGGAGTGGGCTCGATCTGAGCGAACAGTGCCAGGCGCTTGCCGTTCTCGGTGTCGACCTCTTCGGCCTTCAGCGCCAGCACATCGCCATAGGCCTTGAACGGACCATCAGGAAGCAGGCTGCGTAGGTGTTCGACCCACACGCGAGCGCCGTAGGTTTTCACGTTGTAGCTGTCGGCCATCTGCTGGATTTGCTCGCGGCTGATGCTACGGCCGTCGGTGGTCGCGCCCTCGGTCGCGACGCGGAAAAATTTGCTCTTGGTTGCCATGAGTTTTCGCGCTCGTTATCGGTTGATCGGATAACGTCATCTTCTGCCGATGGGCGAAATGCATCAATCAAGTGAGGGTTGTTATCAGGGATAGCGACTCGGCAAAGTCCCCGCTACGCGCGCGCGCCGCCTACGCTTGCGGCATGTTAGAAATTCCAGAAGACATCAAGGACAACATCGACCAGGCGACCGAGCCTCGGCACGTTGCGCGCCGGCTCTACTTCGAGGGCTGGCGCATCTCGTCGATTGCGCGCCATCTGAAGATCAAGCGATCTACCGTCAATAGCTGGAAGCACCGCGATGAATGGGAAAAGGTCTCGCGCCTGGAGCGCGTAGAGATTGCCCTTGAAGCGCGCATAGTGCAACTGATCGCCAAGGAAGTAAAGGGCAATGGCGAGTACAAGGAACTCGACGCATTGATGCGTCAGCTTGTGCAGGCCGCACGTGTGCGCCGTTACGAGCAGCCTGGCGGAAACGAGACCGACCTCAATCCCAAGATCGCCAATCGCAATGCCGGACCGAAGAAGAAACCGGTGCGCAACGAGTTCAGCGAAGAGGCACAGCAGCGCATCGTCGATGCATTCAATGATTCGCTCTTCGATTATCAAAAGATCTGGTATCGCAACGGCAGCGAGCGCACGCGCATCATCCTGAAATCTCGCCAGATCGGTGCGACCTGGTACTTCGCGCGCGAGGCATTGATTGATGCAATTCAGACCGGGCGCAATCAGATTTTTCTGTCGGCATCGAAGTCGCAGGCGCACGTCTTCAAGCAATACATCATCCAGTTTGCGAAGGACGCATGCGGCGTGGAGCTGTCCGGCGATCCTATCGTGCTGCCCAATGGCGCGCACCTGTATTTCCTTGGAACGAATGCACGCACCGCCCAGGGCTACCACGGCAATTTCTATTTCGATGAATTCTTCTGGACGCACAATTTCACCGAGCTGAACAAGGTGGCGTCCGGCATGGCCTTGCATAAGAAGTGGCGCAAAACCTACTTCTCGACGCCATCGGCCACCACGCACCAGGCTTATCCGTTCTGGACCGGTGAGGCATTCAACAAGCGCCGTGCCAAGGGCGAAAAGGTCAACATCGATGTGAGTCACAAGCGGCTGTCATCTGGCTTCACCGGTGAGGACAAAATCTGGCGTCAGATCGTCACGATCATGGACGCGGCCGCCGGTGGCTGCGATCTGTTCGACATCGATGAGCTGCGCGACTTCGAATACTCGCCGGATCAGTTCGACAACCTCTTGATGTGTAACTTCATCGACGATTCTGCGTCGGTGTTCCCTCTGGCCGATCTACAGCGCGGTATGGTCGATTCGTGGGTGGATTGGGATGACTACAAGCCCTTCACGGCACGCCCCTTTGGTCACCGGCCTGTGTGGATTGGTTATGACCCTTCGCTGACGGGCGACAGCGCAGGCTGCTCGGTGATCGCCCCGCCGCTGGTCCCTGGCGGCAATTTCCGCATCCTTGAGCGGCACCAATGGCGGGGCAAAGACTTTGCCGAGCAAGCCGCGCTCATCAAGGAAATGTGTGGCCGCTACAACGTGCAGTACATCGGTATCGACACCACCGGTATGGGCGTGGGCGTCTATCCGCTGGTGAAACAGTTCTTCCCTGGCGCCACCGCCATCAGCTATTCGCCGGAAGTTAAAACGCGGATGGTGCTGAAGGCACAAAACATCATCCGCAGTGGCCGCCTGCAGTTCGATGCCGGCTGGACGGACATCGCGCAGTCATTCATGGCCATTCGCAAGATCCTCACGCCCAGCGGTCGCGCCGTCACCTACGACGCCGGCCGCTCGGAAGAGACTGGTCACGCTGACTTGGCCTGGTCGGTCATGCACGCCCTCGACTACGAGCCCTTCGAAGGCACCACCGCTAACAACACCTCTTCCATGGAGTTCTTCTGATGAAACACAGAGCACGCCGCCGCGCGGCTGCATCCGCCAACACCCTGCCGGCCAAGGTCGAGGCGCCACCGCCAGCCGTTGAGGCATTCTCTTTCGGCGACCCGTCACCAGTGCTGGAAGGCCGGGATATGCTGGCCGATGTTGAGTGCTACCGCAATGGAGATTGGTACGAGCCGCCCTTGAGCATGGTCGGCCTGGCCAAGTCCTTGAATGCCAGCGTTCATCATGCTAGTGCGATCTGGTGCAAGGTCAATATCCTGGCCTCGACTTTCCAGCCGTCTGCCGTCTTGTCGCGGGGCGACTTCACGCGCCTGGCACTGGACTTCCTGCTTTTCGGCAACTGCTACGCCGAGCGGCGCGAGAGCATGACGGGCAGGCTCTTGAACCTCAAGCCGGCACTGGCCAAATACACGCGTGTCGGCGTGGAGCCAGGCCGCTACTTCTTCGTCAACGGCTGGCGAGATACCTACGAATTTGAGCGGGATGGTATCTGGCACCTGCAAGCCCCCGACATCAACCAGGAAGTGTATGGCGTGCCGCAGTACGTGAGCGCGTTGCAATCTGCCTGGCTCAATGAGTCGGCCACGCTCTTCCGTCGCCGCTACTACCTCAACGGCTCACACGCCGGCTTCATCCTCTACATGACCGACACGGCCAGCAATGTCAACGACGTGGACAAGCTGCGCGAGGCGATGCGCAACAGTAAGGGGCCGGGCAACTTCCGCAACCTGTTCGTGTACGCGCCAGGTGGCAAGAAAGATGGCCTGCAGATCCTGCCGGTCTCTGAGATCGCTGCCAAGGACGAATTTTTCAATATCAAGAACTGCACGCGTGACGACGTGCTGGCAGCGCATCGCGTACCGCCGCAATTACTCGGGACGATGCCCAACAACACCGGCGGATTCGGCGATGTGACGAAGGCCGCCGCCGTCTTTGGCTGCAACGAGATTGAGCCATTGCAGGCGCAGTTTCTTTCCTTGAACGAATGGGCCGACCAAGAGGTGGTCCGGTTCCGCCCCTATCAACTTCCTACCAATGAGGGAAAATAATTATGAGCGATCACGCAGATAATGCAGATCATAAGATTTACCTAGCTATTGAGGCTGGCTTGGCTGCTGCACGGCGCACGCCAGTGTTACAGCCGGATTGTCGATGTCATTTTTGCGAGGAAGTGGTGGAAGTGGGGCAGGTGTTTTGCGATATTGACTGCCGGGACGACTATCAACGACATCAGATGCGGAACAATCGAACCGGACGTACTTGGCAGCATTCAAAATCTGGCGTGTAAAATCATCATCCGAAAGGGAGGGCGTTCTATGACTGACCGTTTGGAATGGATAGAAAAAGCAGGAATCGAGAACATGAAATTGCATCATGTCTGCGCTGACAATCTGGCAAAAGATTCTGCAACAACGTTGACGGTGTTGCTCGCGGGGATAGGCGGAAGTCTCGCTTATGCTATCAAAGTGTTTGAGAGCGGGAGCTGGACGTGGATTATGGCAGGGGCTACAGCATTGACAATGTGGTTGGTTATTCTCGGCTTTTACTTGGTAACCAAATGCCTCATGGCAACCCCAATTCCGCAGATTTACAACGAGCCTAAGAACCTAAATGCTGAAGGATTTACCCTCGATGCACTTCGGGAGGCGGAGCTTGAAAATCTACAGGAAAGAATCGCTAAAGCAGGCGCACGAAATAAGGATCTAGCGAAGCACCTTAATCGCGCACGAACTTTAGCGGTATGCAGCCCAGGCGTCTTTATTTTGGCGAGCGGCCTGTATTCGGCGTGGGTTGCTTGGACGGCGGCTCACGCTTGAAGTTACCATCGCGACTTGGTGTGCGGTAGACCGGCTCCGGCTGCGGAATTTTTGGTTTGTCCGACAT